GTCGCTGAAGTTTATTCTCTGTTAAATCCCGATACGCATACATCAATATATAATGATATGTGGTTAAAAGAATATGCCACTGCCTTGATTAAACAACAATGGGGTGCTAACTTAATTAAATTCGAAGGGGTTATGCTTCCTGGTGGTGTAACGTTTAATGGGAGGCAGATTTATGACGACGCAACTCAAGAGATCGAAAGATTAAGAGAAAGAATTAGAACCGAGTTTGAATTCCCTGCAGACTTCTTCGTAGGATAATATTATGGCAAGAAACCTATATTTCTCAGAAAGAGTTAGATCAGAAATCAACTTGTATGAAGAACTCGTAATCGAGGCACTAAAGATTTATGGGCAAGATTTATATTACCTACCAAGAGAACTTGTAAATGAAGATGTCTTACTCGGTGAGGATCCCGTTTCGAGGTTTTCTAAATCTTACAAAATAGAAATGTATATCGAGAACGAACAGGGTTTCGATGGTGAGGGGGATTTGTTTACAAGGTTCGGTGTAGAGATTCGTGATGAAGCGACTTTTGTAGTTTCCAAAACAAGATGGAAAAATACAATAGAAAAAGGTGATAATGATTTATCCAACGATAGACCAAACGAAGGTGATATAATCTATTTACCACTGAGCAAATCATTTTTCCAAATCAATCATGTTGAACATGAGCAACCATTTTATCAGATCGAAAATGTACCAGTCTATAAGATGCGTTGTACACTCTTCGAATATACTGGTGAAGATATGGATACTGGTACTCAAGAGATCGATCAATTGGAAAGAGATTATGCTTATCAATATAGAGTCAAATTATTGGCACCTAAAAATGCAACAGCAACAGCGAGTATTACATAATGTCCGGTAAAGTTTCTTCATTATCGATTACAGATTCAGGAAGATATTACACACTGAGTCCAACGGTAGTGATCGATCCACCGAGATTTGATAGTGGTTCATTTGCTGCGATTGATAGTCGAGATTTTAAATTTGGTTGCGGGTCTTTACTTCACGACTCATCTTCTGCAAGCACTTTCGGTACTCTAACAGATTCTCATGGTAAAGGCAAATTTGTAATGCAATCATTTTGGATCAAGTTAGATTCAAATGCAGGAACATCTACGATACTTTGGTCAGATGATTATCGGTTATTCATAGACAGTGATCTGAAAGTAAATTTCGCATACAGGGTTCCTGCCTCTCAAAAAGATGCGTCTCAACCATACAACCTTCAACTTCGAACTGTTCCAAATAAAACGCTAACAAAACATTATTGGCATTTTGTAAAACTCGAAACATTTAACAGTGGATTGAGAATCAATATCGATTCTTCTTATTATCCATTCCCTGCTGTTTGGACAATGGGATTGATTGATAGTAATTACTTTTATGATTCTGGAGATGTGATTAACTGCGGTCTGCATACTGGAGAAATTGCGCCACACCCATTTTTAAATAAGAATGGTCAATATGTAGACGATTCGAATATAGATCGTTCTTTCTCGGGTAGATTAGATAATTATCATTTCACTGTAGATGCTACCAAAACTCTTTTTGATGCAACTTGGTCTTCATGGATACCAGACTCTGCGGGCGAAACGTATGAAAATGAAACTCCAATCATAAGCCATAACTTTGATTATAGAACGGCGAAAGCAAGTGCTTACATAGATAGTTCTCTTGGTAAAGTTAATAGACTTGTAATTACGGATTCTGGTTGTGGATATGATTCTGCTCCCGGAGTCACATTGATTGGTGGCAACACTGTGAGAGATAGTAATTATAGACTTGGTGATATAGTGGAGCAAACTTTTTCAAGTGGAATTAAAATACAGGGTGAGGTTCAGTGGTACACGAAAGACTCCGCGCTCGATTCAGCAAGATACCTTTCTCTCGCGCATGTGGGTGCTGATGATGGAAAATATCACACATTTATCGGTGGTGCACAACTAATAAATAAAACGTTAAACTTTAATACAGGGTTAGATGTGATTAGTGTAGAAGAACAAAATAAAATGTCAGAGAATGAACAAAATGATGTGTTCTCTCAGACTTTTGTCGATGACTTCCTAGACTTTACTGAGAATAACCCATTCGGCGATCCGGAGAATAACTAATGTTTGGAACTTATTTCTATCACGAAAAGATTAGAAAAGCAGTTTCTATTTTCGGTAGAATGTTTAACAACATATATGTAATTCGTAAAAATGCTTCTGGTGGTGTATTAAACCAGATGAAAGTTCCACTCGCCTATGCGCCAAGAGTAAAATATTTACAGAGGATAAGAGAGAACTCAAGTCTTGAAGATGATACAAGAGTTGCACTGAAATTGCCTCGTATGTCATTTGAAATTGTAGATTTAGGTTACGATCAGACAAGGCAATTAACCAAAGTCAGTAATTTTAATTCAGCAGGGAACGCAGTAAGCAACAGACAAAAATTTTATTCACCTGTTCCTTATAATATTGGATTTCAATTAAATATTTTTGCTAAGAGTCAGGATGATGCACTACAAATCGTTGAGCAAATCCTTCCTACGTTTAATCCGCAGTATACATTAACGATTAAACCTTTTGCCTCAGAGCATCCAGATTTTACGGACGATATCCCAATTATTATTCAGAGTGTAACTTTTCAAGATGATTATGATGGGTCGTTAGAACAAAGAAGAACTATTATATACACTCTTACATTCGAAATGAAAATACAATTCTATGGCCCAATTCAGAACAAAGATATTATTCGCACTTCTATTGCTAAAGTTTTCCAAATGGATGCAGGTGGTGTGGACTCTGATGTACAGCTGGAGACAGTAACAGTAACTCCCGACCCATTAACTGCTTTTGGTATGGCAGATAGTGATTTTGGATTTAATACAGATATCACTTATAATGGTGGTGGAGTGTAAGCTCATTAGGAGATAAAAATGACAATAACACTTAGAGGTGCCAAAGGTAGTGAGCTTACCTATGCTGAGCTCGATGGTAATTTCACTGACCTAGATGGTAGATTAACAATTGTAGAAGGAGACTATCTGGACTCTGCAGAAGCGATTCAATTGATTGATTCGGCATATGTTAATGCTAGAGCAACAATTAATGTTAACGTCCAGATTGATAAGTTCTACTATACTTCAACGAATCAGCAGGTTGTGTTTACAGGTGCTGATGATAATGGATCGACATTAAATTATGACTCAGGAGGTTGTCAGGTATATCTGAATGGTATGCTACTTCAAGACGCAGTCGATTACACATTACAAGCAACTAATGTAAACCCACAAGTGACTTTAGCGACTCCTCTTGTGTCGGGGCATTTAGTTACAATCACTAACACAAAGTTAGTTTAAGGAGATAAAACATGCCATTTATTAAAGATAGTAGAACAGGGAAACAGCAAGTTGTCTCCATGGCATATGTCGCTGGTCACCATGTTGGAAACAACATTGCTAATCCAGATGACCCAAACTCCTTGCTCTCTTTTTCGCAAACGACTCTCTTAAGAACTATTGAGAGAAATTTTCCAGCATTGTCAAGACCTTTGGTATTCAATAACGATTTGACAATCGCTTCAAAAACTCAAGAGTTACAAGATTTTGAACCTGCAGATCAAGTTAATTTAAGAACTATGGAACACACCCATAGATTTACTTTAAGAGATAGTGATCACGTTGGCCCAAGTCAATCTACACTTGAATTTTTTGGATTTCAAAACGTTCCTGGATTTGCTGCTCCAGGAAGAATTGAGATGCCTAAAGGACATACAGGTGGTTTAAACTATTATCAAGATTCTATCAACGGTGGTACGAGACCAGGAACCAGCTTCGCCGAAATCCGTGACAATAGGTTAATTGGTCGTGGTGCAGAAGCATTAATGTCCACAACGATTAAAAATGATGGTAAATATTACTGGGAAATGAAAATTACGAAGATGCCGACATCGGTTGACTCTGCTGGTAATAATCCTATAGCATGGAATATGACTCAAACTCCAATCACCGACAACTATGAAGGTGGTTCAACTACAGGTCAATACAGAGACAAAACTGGTTCTGATGTTGAAATTCTATTTGCTAGGAAAGATTTTCCTAGAAATCGTGAATGGCATAATGGTTCGGTTAATGCAGCATATGGACAATCTGGTTGGGAAGTATTTGGATTTTATTTACGCTCATTTGAATTGATTACTTCATTTAATAAAAGGAGAGCATCTGGATCTCCGGCAGGACTTCCTAGATTTAATTTTCAAGGACAAATCAATGATTCAAATGAAACTGATCACACGCAAGTTGGCGATACATTAATGTTCGCTTATAATGGTGTGCCAGATGTAAATGGTCAAACTAGATTGTTCTTGGGTAGAAACGGAGCTTGGTATGATGCCTTTCCAGGAGACTCAGCATATTTTAGAAATCCTGCAGGATTTGGTTCTTCATATAATCCAGCGCACGATTCAGCAACTGCTCCACTACAAGGTGAAATCCTAGGAACCTCAGTTTATGGTTTCGGTAGACCAGGAGCATTGTTCTTAGGAGACAGAGATAGGGATTTAAGAATGTTCATCTCACCTCTATTCGGTAAGGAAGCGCAAGACTCAGCAGGTGTGCCACAACAGAATAGTTCAATTGATTTCGGATTTAAAATACAAACTGACTCTGCTCTAGAATATCCTATTCCTGCGGGGTATGCTTCACACTAAGAGAAAACAATGTCTGATAATGAAAATAAGAATGTAAACAATGACTATGACTATTCTCGAGAAACTTTGTATGAGCTTATCGAGAAGGGTAAAGATGCTCTTGAAAACATGATAGAGGTTGCTCGTGAAAGCGAGCATCCTCGCGCATACGAGGTGTTGTCTGGTCTAATTAAAAACGTGTCTGACGTGAATGACAAGTTGATGGATTTGAACAAAAAACAAAAAGACATCAACAAAGAAGATATAAAACAACTTTCGGATGGCACCACAAATAATTTTTACTTGACAACATCAGATTTGCAAAAGATGATGAAAAATGATGAAGATGAAAAATTGATTAATGTCACTCCAACAGAATGATAGTTATCTAGGAAATCCTAATGTAAAACGTGATGGTGTCTTGCAACAATGGACGCCAGAACGACTACAGGAATACAAGAAGTGTATGGATGACCCTATATACTTTGCGGAAAATTATATTAAGGTGATCTCTCTCGATTCGGGTTTAGTTCCATTTAAACTATATCCTTATCAGAAAGAAATGTTTGGGCATTTTAATGAAAATCGTTTCTCTATTGTACTCGCTTGTAGACAGTCTGGTAAATCGATATCGGCGTGTGCATATTTACTTTGGTTCGCTCTCTTTCAATCGGAAAAGACTATTGCCATTTTGGCAAATAAAGGGGCGACTGCGCGTGAAATGTTATCTCGCATTACACTTATGCTGGAGAACATTCCTTTCTTTCTTCAGCCTGGATCCAAAGCACTCAATAAAGGTTCTCTGGAATTCAGTAATAATTCCAGGATTATCGCTGCTGCTACTTCCGGTAGCTCTATTCGTGGTATGTCAGTTAATCTTCTTTATCTCGACGAGTTTGCTTTTGTTGAACGTGCTGCTGAATTTTATACCTCAACATATCCAGTTGTATCAGCTGGTACTGGCACCAAAGTTATTATTACATCGACTGCTAATGGAATTGGTAACCAGTTTCACAAAATTTGGGAAGGATCTGTACAAAGAGTAAATGAGTTTTCTTCGTTTAGAGTGGATTGGTGGGATGTTCCAGGACGCGATGAAGAATGGAAAAAAGAAACTATTTCAAATACGAGTCAACTTCAATTTGATCAAGAGTTTGGTAATACTTTCTTCGGTACAGGTGATACACTTATCAATGCTGAATGTCTACTCGGGTTTCGTGCGGCAAACCCTGTAGAAATTTTAGAAGGTGGTTTATTATTAGTTTATAAAAAACCGCAAAAAGATCACGATTACATAATGACCGTTGATGTAAGTAAGGGAAGAGGACAGGATTATTCTACATTTAATTTAATCGATATTAGCACAAGACCTTTTGAGCAGGTAGCTGTATATCGCAACAACACTATCTCTCCATTACTCTTCCCCAACATTATATATAAGTATGCGAAAGTTTACAACGAAGCATATGTCGTTATCGAATCAAATGATCAAGGGATGGTGG